CTCTACAGAGGAAAGCGAGAGATGAGCCGCAAACCGACCAAGTCGTTAATGCGACAACAGAGTAGAGCTGCTGCACATGAGAGTTATTGGATTGAGTTATGCAGGGGTGGAGGGGGTCTGTCGTTATCATTTTCTCTAATACCCCCGACCGCTTGGACCTCCCGAAATTTTTTATAAAAACACTTTATGATCAAGCACATCCTATCCGCCGCCAAGTCAACCCTCAGCCAACCCATTAGTCAACCCGCCGCGGAACCCGCCAAGCCAATCCCCTCGCCTGCCGCAGAACCAGTCCCGGCGCCCAAGCCGGAAGCCATCCTCAAGTCCACCCCAAAGACCGCCAAAGAACTGGCCGTTGAAACCGCCGCCCAGATCGGCTACAGCGCGGGCGATGTGGTCACCGCGGTGATCTGCCGCCATCAGCGCGCCCGTCACCCGCGCATGCTCTTCGTTGAGGTGCCCGACTGGTCGGAGCCGGTGGTGTGCTATGTGAAGGATGCCGCGAGCTGGCAGCCGGTCAATCCGCCCTACGACCGCATCAAGGCGCGCTGGTCAGGGATGGCAGACGTGGAAGGCCGGCTGATCTTTGAGAGCAGCGACGAGTGCAAGAAGAGCCGACTGATCCGCCGGAAATGAGCGTAGCCGCCACCAACTACGTCTGGACGAAGTCGCCCGCGGAAGGAGCCGACCGGCTTGTCCTTTTGGCCTTGGCAGACTTCGCCGATGAGATGGGCAACTGCTTCGGTTCCTGGGGCAAGCTGTGCGAGAAGACACGGCTGGCTCGGGCCACGGTTGCTCGTTGTCTTCGCCGCCTGCAGAAGGCTGGCCAACTGGTGATGGTTGAGAAGGGCCACCGGAAGATCGCCGGCAACGGCTCGGAGGCCAGCATTTGGATCATTCCGGGTGTGTCCGAGGAGATGGGTCTCACGATGAGACCGGTCTCAGAAAGAGACCCAAGTAGTGTCAGAATGAGACCCAAGTGGTGTCAGGATGAGACCCCAACTATAAGTAACATAAGGAACGCTGACAGTGCGGTCGCTCCGGCTGCTTCGCAGCCTTCGCTCCCTTCATCTTCCGCTCCCCTTAATTCCGCCCCCAAAAAACGCAAACCCCGCAAAGCGGCGCCGCACCCTACCCTGCGCCCCGACTTGGACGACCAGTCTTGGTTTCGCCACCTTTCCGAGCTTCCCGAGTTCGCCCACGCCAAGATCGCCGAGGAATACGGCCGCTGTCGGACGTGGTGCCGCAACAAGGGTGTCGGCGCGGTCAGCCGCCGCCGGTTCATCAATTGGCTGTCCAAGGTCGAGGCGCCGCTCACCGAGCCGACCCCGCAGGTGGTCCGCCGGTCGGCTGCCGATGACTACTATGCGCGCATCGAGGCGCGCGTGGGAGGGATCAAAGCGTGAGCACCCTCTTCGCCCTCGAAAACGGCATCCACGCCCCGATCACCGGCGGTGCCGTGCTCTCGGCCTGCCGCAAGGGAGAGTTGTCCGAATCGCTTTTCATTGTCGGCGCCCAAGCCTGCAACTGGGAAATCTTCACGCCCTTCGGTCACGCCCAGACGACCGACGTGATGCTCACCCGCTCCGGCGTTCGCCCTATCGGCGTCCAAGTTAAGACCGCCACCCTAGACCGCGGCGCCTACCACGTCTCCGTCAAGCGCGCCACCGGCGGACGCAATGCGCGCCCCTATCAAGTCCACGACTTTGACGTTCTGGCCGCCTACCTGCCCGACCTCAACCAATTCGTTTTCTGGACATTTGACGACATCAGCAACCGCGTCAGCGTCCGCTACGACCCCAACAAGCACCGGAGACCCGGTAACTGGGAACTGCTCAACGATGTCGCGGAATCGCTAACAAATTCTGGGTCTGGGACAGCCGTTGTCCCACCCCATCCTTGATACTCCGTAGATATTTATGAAAACCGCCAAAGGCACCAAGAAAAAGGCGAGCGCCCCCAAGGCGCCGAAAACCGTCTACAACATCAACGTCGAATACGTCGAAGCCATCGCCGACGAAAGCATCGCCACCATCATGGCTTTGCGCGCCCTCGTCCGCCAACTCGCCACCGAGCTGCAGGAGGCCCGCAAATGAAGTTCAAAAACGGCTGCATCACCGAGGTGGAGCGCGGCGTGCCCGGACTGCCGCAGATCAACCACATGCTCATGCAGAAGGCGTGCGACAGATTCCTTGCCAAGCGCGGACTGTACAACCCCGGGTTCCGCCGCTCGGAATGGCTCTTCGGCCGCATGGCAATCGGACAACAACGGAGGGCCGCAGCGTGAGCACGATGATGTGCCCCGACCTGGTTGTTGGCGAGGTCGGCTTCGGCAACAACTTTGGCGCCTCTGCGGAGCTGGAGTTTATGCGCAACGAAGACCGCCGCCACACCGCCGAAATCGCCGATCTTCAGCGCGAGAACCGTGAGCTGATTCGGCGCGTCAATCGGCTCAAGCGCGTCCTTGAGCGGTGCGCTGCGCTGTCCGAGGAAGTCTCCAACGAAAAGCACGAGGCGCTGCTTGAGATTGCCCAGCCGCTATGAGCCTGCGCTACGAGCAATACTGGGCGCTTCGCCGCACCCGCCAGTTCTTAGCCGACCTGCTGCACCCCAGCACGCGGCCCAAGACGGTCAAGGAGCTGCGCGGGCGCGCGTCCGCCTGCCTGCGGCACTTCCCGTTCCTCGAGGGGTCCGGCAAGCCGATCTTCTCGCAAGACGAGTTTGCCTCACCGGAGGGCCACGAACTATGAGCGCCGGCAAAGGCGACAGCCCACGGCCGGTCGATGGCGACCGCTACCGGCGCAACTACGAGGCGATCTTCCCCAAAGAAGACTTGCTGTCCGACATTCTCACCAAGGTCCGCGACCAGTTCCCGTATCCCGCCTGGATATGCCGCCCGTGCGGCGAGGCTTACGGCCGCGGCATGCCCGCCGGCCACGTCTCGACCTGGCACGAAGACACCTGCGGCATCTGCGGCAAGGTCACTTCCGTCAGCGAGCCGCGCGATTTTGGCCACCTAAAAAAATGGCCCATCCTCCCAAAAAACCCTTGATTCCCATGCCAACATTTGCCAACATATGCCTACAGATCACGCCACGACAGAAAGCAGTCCCACGTCATGGCTACTGAACACCAACCACCACCGCCACCCGAACACCACATCACACCATGGTTAGAAGAAACATTTCGCCTTGTAGACGCAGCCTGCGACCGCTGGGAGCGCCGTCGCGCGCGTCTCGCCCGGAGGAAAGCGGAAAATGAACGCGCTGCTGCTCACCTACCTGCTGCTCATCGTTCTGACAATCTTTGTCATAATGATCCTCGAGGATAACGACGGAGGCGCCGCCTAATATGATCACACCACACGACGCAAAGACCGAAGCCTACGTCCTCGGCGCGCTGATGAACCACGGCGACCTGCTCGCCGAGTTGCCCGAGCTGACCGACGAATACTTTTTCCGCCCCGACCATAAGACTGTCTTCAGCGCGATCAGCGAGATTGTCGTCGATGGCGGCACACCGGACCTCATCCAAGTTACCCGCCTGCTGGAAGCGCGCAAGGAACTCGTCAAAGTGGGCGGTCCCGGAGCCGTCACCGAGATGATCGGCCAAGCGCTCACCCGCAACATTGACTACCAGCTCGGCATCCTGCGCGACTACGCGGCCCGCCGGAAGATCATCACCGCCGCCGACCGGATGAAGGCCGCCGCCATGGACACGACCCAGGATGCGGACGAGGCGCTTGCCACCGCCGGCACTGCGGTCCTCGACATCGACCTCGCCGGTAAGTCCGACACCATCCAGCCCGCCAGCGCGATGATGCACGGCGCCCTCGCCGAGTTGCACCGCAGCGTGGCCGAGCGCGGCAAGCCCCGCGGCATCGTCACCGGCTACAAATCTTTCGACCTCTGGACCGGCGGACTGCGCGAAGGTCAGTTCGTTTTGGTCGCCGCTCGTCCTGCCATGGGTAAGAGCGCCTTGCTCGTCAACATCGCTGACCGACTTGTTGCCCGCGGCATTCCGGTGCTGCTGTTCTCCCTCGAAATGCTGAAGCTGGAGCTGATCCAGCGCATCATCTGCGCGCGGGCATCCTTTGACAGCACCCGCCTCAAGCTCGGCGACATTGAGCACGACGAGATGCGCCGCCTTGAGCATGAGCACATGCGCCTCGCCGGCCAGCCGCTCTTCATCGATGACCAGGGCGGTCTTTCCATCATGGATGTCCGCGCGCGTGCGCGCCGCGCCGTCAAGAAGCACGGCGTGAAAGTCGTCCTCGTTGACTACCTGCAGCTTCTCTCCGCGAAGAACGCGCAGTCACGCGAGAATGAGGTCGGCTTCGTCTCCCGCGGCCTCAAGAGCATGGCCATGGAGCTGAAGGTTCCGGTGCTCGCCGCCGCCCAGCTCAACCGCAAAGCCGAAGAGCGCGGTGACAACCGCCCCAAGATGGCCGACCTCCGCGACTCCGGGCAGATCGAGGCGGACGCCGACATCGTCACCCTGCTCTACCGCAAATCCTACTACGAGACCGAAAGCAATCCGCAGGACAGCCACGAAGCCGAGTGGACCGTAGCCAAGCACCGCGCCGGCCGCACCGGAGTCATCCCGCTTATGTGGCATCCGCCGTATACCCGATTTGACAGCGTCAGCGACCGATTCACAGACGAGCCAGACGTGCCGTGGGGCGAAGAGAAGGCGGCCGATCTGTTTCCGGTGCCGCACAAACTGATGGAGGTCATCAACGAATGATCAACTCGCGGCAGAAAGGCGCCAGCTTCGAGCGCGAGGTCGCCAAGGCATTGACCGCCGAAGGATTTCCGGCCAAGCGGGGCGCGCAGGTCAGCCAGGGACGATGGGGAGTTTCTGCGCCCGACGTGATCGTGCCCTGCTTGCCGGATTGGCACTTTGAGTGCAAGCGCCACGGCCGCGCACGCTTCGACCTGGACGCCGCCATCGCGCAAGCCTACCGCGACTGCGGACGCAAACACTGCGCCGTCATCCACCGCAAAGACCACTGCCGCATGCTGGTCACGCTGACCATGGAGGACTTCTGCGAACTCCTGCGTCACTCCGACTTTCCTATCCAACCAAAAACACAACCAACCAACGCATAAATATGCCAAATAAAACCATAACCACACCCGCCGGCATCGCCCGGTATCCTCACCTCAACCGTCCCGACACCAAGTTCGACGACGTGGGAGTCTACAAAGTCAACCTCGAGCTGACCGCCGAGGAAGCCGAACCGTTCCTCAAGGAAGTCGAAGCGCTCGTCTCCGAGTTCGTTGCTGAAAAGAAGCGTGAGCTGAAGAAAGACAAGCTCAAGATGCACGCTGCGCCTTGGGAAGAAAACGACGGCCTCGTCCAGCTCAAGCTCAAGGTCAAAGCCATGGGCAAAGGCAAGGACGGCGAGACGTATTCGCGCCAGCCGAAGCTCTTCAACGCCTCCGGTGAAATCATCACCGACAACATCGGCGGCGGCAGCCGCATCAAGGTCGCCGTGCTCCCGTATGTCTGGTACACGGCTTCACTTGGGGCCGGCGTCACGCTGCAACCCAAGGCAATTCAAGTCCTCGACCTGGTCACTTGGGGCGACGGCGGCAGCGCCACCGCCTACGGCTTCGACGTGTCCGAGGCCAAGCCCGACACGCGCAAGACCGGCACGGACGACGAAGAAATTAGCTGGTAACCTCCCATGCCAGCCAAACGCACCACACGCAAACCGGCAACCAAGGGCAAGGCGGCGAAAGCCGCCAAGCCCGCCGAGCCGGATCGCTTCACTGAGGACGGACGCAAAATCGTCCGCCTCGAGAAGACCCGAGCGCACCAGAAGTATCCGCTGAAAGACGGCACTGAAGTTCCCGGCGCCAGCACCATCGCCAAGATCGGCGAGGACAGCAGCGGCCTCATCCACTGGGCGTGGAAGCTCGGCATGGACGGCCAAGACTACCGCAAGGTGCGCGACAAGGCGGCCGACATCGGGACGTTGGCCCACTTCAAAATTGAGTGCTTCTTGCACAACCACGAACCCGACCTCAGCGAATACTCGCCGGCGGACGTTGAGAAAGCCGAGGTTGCCTACCAGAACTTCCGTCGCTGGTGGGACGACGAAGGTCTCACCGTCATTGAGCCGGAGGTGCAGCTTGTCTCCGAGGAATACCTCTTCGGCGGAACCATCGATGCACCCAGCCGCGACCGCGACGGCAAGATCGTCCTCCTCGACTGGAAGACATCCAAAGCCATTGTCGGCGCGCACAAGGTGCAGCTCGCTGGCTACGAGCAACTCTGGAACGAGAACCGGCCGGACATGAAAGTCCAGCGCCGCGGCATCGTCCGCATCGGCAAAGAATCCCCGGACGACTTCGAGGTCGCTTGGATGTTCAGCGCCGAGCCGTTCTGGAAGGTATTCCAAGCGCGCCTCGCGCTGCACTACGCGCAGTTGATGCTCAAAAAGGCAGCCTGACCATGAGCGAGGCACCGGGATCAAACATCACGTTCGATTGGGACAACCTTCGGTATCCCGTTGGATTGAACACAAGGAACTATGCGGGAGAATATCGCATTGTTGAAACCCAGAACGACATCGGCGAGTCGCGCTTTACGCCAGAATACCGCAATTATGAAGACGGCGATTGGTGGCAAAAGTTTGAGGTGCGCGTCCCTAGTCGTATCAGTTGTTCAAATGTCGTGTGGTTTTCGACGCTTGACCGCGCCCAAGAGTGGATTGACGCCGCGCACTACCGCCGGCCGTTTCTGGCCTACCACAAATACGAACCCGCCGAATACTAATGAAACGCACCCGCCGGTTCGTCGTCCGAGAGCAGACCTTTGGTCTGGTCGTGGAGTTCTATTGCGGAACCCCGCAATTATCGGCGATCCGGCGGTGCATTGCGCTGCTCCAGCTCGACCCCAAAGACCCTGACAACGAACCCGACGACACCGACGCCGCTTGGGCCATGTGCAATGGAAGCCAGGCGGTCGTCTGGATTGAAGACGCCGCGGACACCGGCTCGCTCGTCCATGAGCTGTATCACGTTGTGCAGGATTTCTTAAAGCACATTACCAGCAGCGACGAGGAAACCGGCGCTTACTTGATCCAATACCTTTTCCGAGAAGCCATCAAAAAGAACAAGCCATGAAAAAACCCGCAGGACTATACGCAAACATACACGCCAAAAAAGCCCGCATTGCCGCCGGAAGCGGTGAGCGCATGCGCAAGCCCGGTTCCGCCGGCGCGCCCACCGCCAAAGCCTTCCGCGCATCCGCCAAGACCGCCAAAGCGCGCCGATGACCTCCGGCGCCCTCATCGCCTTGGTCGGCTTCATCTACTTCGCCG